TTCTAAAGATGAACTATAAGTCTTTCACTCAGATTGTAATTTTGGGTAGTAGCACTTTTGTTCCTTTCATGCAGTTGACTGCTGCTAATCGGCGTGAGGTAATTGAAGATCTTTTGGATATTAAGATCTTTACCTCAATGAACAATATCCTTAAAGACAAGATCCGTCAGGTAAAAGAAGAAGTTAGAACTCTTGATCTTAAGAAAGAGTCTCTCAGTGATAAAGTTGAGATGCAGACAAACTTTATCGAAGAGATTGAAAAGCGTGGTAAGAAAAATATTCAAGATAGAAAAACTAAAATTTCTAATCTAGATACAGAGATCCTTGCATACATGAAGGAGAATTCTGTTACCGAAGAAGATATCTTCAAATACACAAAAGAGCAAGAATACGTTACAGGAGCTACAGAAAAGTTAAAGAAGTTAGGTAACTTAAAAGGCAAGATCTCTCAAAAAGTATTAACCATTACGAAGGAACATAAATTTTTTACTGAAAATTCGGTCTGCCCTACCTGTACGCAACCAATTGAGGAAGACTTCAGAATAAATAAAATTGACGACGCACAATCTAGAGCCCAGGAGTTGCAATCTGGTTATAAAGAACTAGAAGAAGCAATTAAAAACGAACAAGAGCGAGAGCGTCAATTTACTGCCCTATCGAAGGAGATTACTAAACTCAATAATGGCATTTCTCAAAACAATACTCGGATATCTGGATGTCAACGACAGATCAGAGATCTGGAGTCGGAAGTTCAAAGACTTACCGACAACCTTGCAAACAGAAATACTGAGCATGAGAAACTAGAAACCTTCAAGGACAATTTAAAAACTACATACGACGAATTAGTTTCAAAAAAAGACACAATTAACTACTACGATTTTTCGTATAGTCTACTCAAAGACGGTGGAGTCAAAACTAAAATCATCAAGAAGTACCTACCGCTGATAAATCAGCAAGTAAACCGTTATCTACAGATGATGGACTTCTACATAAACTTTACTCTTGATGAGGAGTTTAACGAAACCGTCCAATCACCGATACATGAAGACTTTTCATATGCTTCTTTTAGTGAAGGTGAGAAACAGAGAATTGACTTAGCACTTCTATTCACTTGGAGAGAAGTTGCAAAATTCAAAAACTCTGTTGCTACAAATCTTATGATTTTGGATGAGGTATTTGATAGTTCACTTGATGGCCAAGGGACAGAAGAATTCCTAAAAATTATTCGGTTCGTAGTTAAGGATGCAAATATTTTCGTCATCTCTCATAAGAGTGGGATGGATGATCGATTTGAAGATGTGATACGATTTGAAAAAATTAAAGGATTTAGCAGGATGGTAAAATGATTGGTATTGTTGGTAATGGATTTGTTGGAAATGCAGTCTACCAGAACTTTAGAGACAAAGAGACCACTAAGGTTTACGATGTAGACAAGAATAAGTCGTTCAACACTCTGGAAGAGATATTGGAGTGTGACTATATTTTTGTATGTCTTCCAACACCAATGCGATCTGGTGGTGAATGTGATTTGTCTATCTTAGACAACTTCTTTGAATCACTCCCAGATTTTGTTACAGGAACATTCATCATTAAGTCTACAGTTCCTGTCGGCACAACTAAAAAATATTCCGAAAGACATAATGTAATTCATAACCCAGAGTTTTTAACGGCAAGAAATGCAGTTCAAGATTTTGCCAACTCTGAAAGAAATGTAATTGGTGGGGATCCTGAACTTTGCAGAGATTTTGCAAAACTCTTTACCAAGTGTTTCCCAAAAATTCCTAACATTATGGTTTCCTCTGATGAAAGTGAGGCTATCAAATATTTCTCTAACACCTTCCTTGCATGTAAGGTAGCATATTTCAATAAGATGTATGACTTCTGTGAAGCATCAGGAATGGACTTCTATAGTGTATGTGATGGAGTGATTGCTGATAGTAGAATCGGTAGATCTCACACCCAAGTTCCTGGGGTTGATAATGACCGTGGATTTGGTGGCACTTGTTTCCCTAAAGATCTCAACTCTCTTGTAGTTCAAATGGAATCCAAAGGTGTGAATGCATCGATGCTGAGAGAAGTTTGGAAATACAATGAGAAAATTAGAAAAGTAATTGATTGGCCTGTAACATGAAAGTATTAGTAACTGGACATCGTGGATTTATTGGAAGATATGTTTTCTCTGATTGGAGGGAGCAAGTAGGATATCTTGCTCATGGACTTGATCGTCCTGATGATATTTCAGACTTTAAAGGTGGAGATTATGATCTAGTCATTCATCTTGCAGCATGGGCAGATATTCGTGAGAGTCTGGAAAAACCAGAGGAATACTATAATAATAATGTAGTCAAAGCAAAACCCATTTTTGACTGGTGCGGTGAAACTAATACTCGCCTTTTGTATGCATCTTCAAGTGCCGTTGATGATAAGTATTGGGAAAATCCTTATGCTATGAGTAAATGGGTCAATGAACAGATGGCACCTCCCAATTCCGTGGGAATGAGATTTACCACAGTCTATGGCCCTGATGTTCGTCCCAATATGATGTACGGTCTCCTTAGAGATAAAAAAGCAACATATGTCACTAATCATAAGAGAGATTGGATTCATGTAAAAGATGTGTGCCGTGCCATTAGATATCTTGCTTCAAGTGATATTACTGGAGTAGTTCCTGTTGGATATGGAGAATCCGTTCCAGTTAGAAAACTGGCAGAGAAGTTTGGTCAGGGTGATTTACCAGTCAAAGAGTCCACACCAGGTGAGGCAATCGATAATGTTGCTGACATCAGTATCTTGACTAGTATCGGATGGTTTCCTACAATAAATATTCTGGATACTGTCTCGACCGATGACAACGCCTAACTGGCAACACCACTCCAAGAAGGAGCAGAAAAGAAAACTAAAACCACAAGCGATGAGAGCTAGGCGTGAAGCACTGCGCCAGTTCAAAAAGCAGCACATGGGTCGTCGTAAAGGCGACCTTTCGTCGTATTATGGCCACATACAGAAAAGAACACATGGCAGTCTCTCACGAAATCAAATCTCAACTTGCCAAACTGCTTGCTACTGAAGATCTGGTTGTTGAGCACAAGAAAATCAAGACCGCTCAATTTAATGTTCACACTCGTGTGTTGACCCTGCCTATGTGGGAGAAGGCAAGTAATACTGTCTATGATCTGTTGGTTGGTCATGAAGTAGGTCATGCACTTTATACACCCGATGAAGATCCTCCGGCTGGTATTCCGCATCAATTTGTGAATGTTGTTGAGGATTGTCGGATTGAAAAGTTGATGAAGCGTAGGTACATGGGTCTTGCCAAGACCTTCTATCGTGGATATCAGGAACTAAATGAAGAAGATTTCTTTGAGATTCAAGGTGAAGATCTGACCACTTACAATCTTGCCGATAAGATCAATCTCAATGCTAAGGTTGGTAATTTTGTAAAGATTGAGTTCTCTGAAAAAGAGAGGGAGATCGTTGATATGGTTCATGCTTGCGAAACCTTTGCGGATGTTGCCATCGCAGCAGAGGCTCTGTATAAGTTCTGTAAGCAAGAACAAGAGGCAAATAAAAAAGTAAAAGATCTGGATCAACTTGATAATCTTCCCCCTACACCTCCTAGCGAGTCTCCCTCTAGCATGGAAGCACCCCCAGTGAGTGAAGATCTTGGTGAAGAGGATGGAGAGTCAGAACAATCTGAATCCACTGAATATCAGAATGATGGTCAAGAGTCTAATAGTGTTTCCTCTGAGATGGATTACAATGAAACACCAGATGTTCGTACTGCAGATTCTCTAGAGAACAAACTTCAAGATCTAGTTGGACATGGTTCTTATGAGAATAACTATGTTGAGATTCCTAAGGTGAATCTTGACACTGTTGTGATCAAGAACTCTGAGATTCATGAGTATATTGATCAGTGGTTTAATCTTCAGCAAGAAAAATATACTGAACACAATCTTTATGAAGCAGTTGATACTGAGTTTAGAAAGTTCAAACAGACAGCTCAAAAGGAGGTAAGTTATCTTGTCAAAGAATTCGAGTGCCGTAAATCTGCAGACTCTTATGCTCGTGCTACTACTAGTCGGACTGGAGTTCTCAATACAAGCAAGCTACACACTTATCGATACAATGAAGACCTGTTTAAAAAAGTAACGACTCTTCCTGATGGTAAAAATCATGGTTTGATTTTTGTGTTGGATTGGTCTGGATCAATGCAATACACCCTGAAAGATACTTGTAAGCAACTGTTTAATCTTATCTGGTTCTGCAGAAAAGTTGGGATTCCTTTTGATGTATTTGCTTTCACTGGAGAGTGGAAACAAAGTGAGTTTGATCGACTTCAGGAACAGTATACTTTCCCAGATGTAACACCACACTATGAAAAAGAAGAGGGCCTTCTTGCTGTTCATGAGAGGTTCTCTATGATGAACTTGCTCACTAGTGAGATGTCTGGTAAGCACATTGAGAAACAACTTATCAATGTTTGGAGACTTGCTTGTGCTTTCTCAAATACCTGGTCATGTGGTTATACATATCCTCCAAGGGTTACACTTTCGGGGACACCTTTGAATGAAGCAATTATTTCTCTTCATCAGATCATTCCACATTTCCAAAAAACTCACAAACTTCAAAAGGTTCACTGTATTGTTTTGACTGATGGTGAGGCAAATACTGTCCCCTATCATGTAGAGATTCAACGTGGTCCTGATGCAGAACCTTACATGGGATGTCGTAGGGTCAACCCTGAGGGAACTTTCCTTCGTGATCGTAAACTTGGCACGACTTACAAGTTTAGTTATAGGTACAATGAGTTTACTGATGTTCTTCTAACTAATCTGAGAGATCGTTTTCCTAACACTAGTTTTATTGGTATCCGTGTTCTTGAGGGAAGGGATATGAATCGATTCCTCAATCTTTATTTTGATTCCACCGAAGATGATGGTTGGCTTAAAAAAGAAAAGATTCAACTTGAGTGGAAAAAGACAAAAAGTTTTGCTCTCAAAAATTCAGGATACCATGTGTATTTCGGTCTTTCTTCTAGTGTTTTATCATCAGACTCTGAGTTTGATGTGAAAGAAGATGCAACTAAATCTCAGATTAAGAGTGCATTCGTTAAATCTTTGAAGACTAAAAAACTAAATAAGAAAGTTCTAAGCGAATTTATTTCTTTGGTAGCATGAGTAAAGATCAGTTACCAGAATGGAGAAGAAAAGCACTTGCTGATCCAGAACTTAAGGAGTGGCAAGTGGAAGCTCTTATGAAAGGACCCCAGACTTTAGCGCAAGCATGGTTTCTAGGAGCAATGAGAATAAAGTATGGACGATATTCAGACTGACCACTTGGGGGTTTTTTGACCCCCTTTTTCATATATAATACCTTCAGTTCAAACAAATCAAATGGGTCTTTCCAAAGACAGCATCATCAGTTCACTTCAAGATCTCTACGGCACTGAGTTCACTGCTGCTGATGTCCGTGCATGGTGCAACATGAACGACTGTGCATATCAAACTGTTACGAACAAACTGACTGACTTCAAAGTTGGTCGTGGTAAGTGGAACCTGGAAGTTACAAAAGAGACTGTAGAAGAATTGGAAGTAACTTATAATGCTCCTGCAGCAATGCCTGCCATTCAACAGAACCTTATTCCACAGAAAGATGATACCTTCGTCAAGTTTGGCAATTTCAATGATGTTAAAAAAATTGTTCAGTCCGGTCTCTTCTACCCTACGTTTATCACGGGTCTCTCGGGCAATGGTAAAACGTTTTCTGTCGAACAAGCGTGCGCCCAACTTGGACGAGAACTCATCCGTGTAAACATTACTATCGAAACTGATGAAGATGATCTTATTGGCGGTTTCCGTCTTGTTGATGGCAACACCGTCTGGCACAATGGCCCGGTCATCGAGGCCCTTGAACGAGGAGCTGTCCTGCTCCTTGACGAGATCGACCTTGCCTCTAATAAGATTCTCTGTCTCCAATCTATCCTTGAAGGAAAAGGAGTATTCCTTAAAAAGATCGGAAGGTGGGTTAACCCTGCAAGTGGATTCAACGTCATCGCCACAGCAAACACTAAAGGTAAAGGTTCAGACGACGGACGATTCATTGGAACTAACGTGCTCAATGAAGCCTTCTTGGAACGTTTTCCCGTAACCTTCGAGCAAGAGTATCCTACTGTCGCTATTGAAACTAGGATTCTTGGTAAGATCTGTGATGATGCTGACTTCTGCAAGCGTCTCTCTGACTGGGCAGACATCATCCGTAAGACTTTCTATGATGGTGGCATTGAGGAGATTATCTCTACTCGCCGTCTGGTTCACATTGTGAAAGCATACAGCATCTTTAACGATAAGGAAAAGGCAATCAGTGTTTGTGTTAATCGTTTTGATGATGACACTAAGCAAGCATTTCTTGAACTGTATGATAAAGTTGATGCTGACTTTGATCTGACTGCTACTGGTGAAAAGGTCTATGTTGACCAGGAGGCAGGATCCTGATATAATTATGGCAAACTCGTGGTCTTTCCTATATGATGAATTGAATATGGATGACAACTCTTTTACTATTGATGATAGTATGCGCCCCTGGGGGCACAGTGATTATGAATTTATGATTAACAATCCTAATATGAACCAAGATCCTAATCGATACAAATATGATGAGGATGCTATCCTTAAAGAATTGCAAGATTATATTTCTGGCACATACAATGCTCACTACTCTGCTGGTGATGACAAGATTCAAACTTTGGATCTGATTGAAGCTTGCGGTGATGGTGAAGCATTCTGCCGATCCAACATCCTCAAGTATGCCTCTCGTTATGATAAGAAAGGCACTGCCCGACGTGACATTATGAAGATTCTGCATTATGCTGTTCTTCTCATGCACTTCAACGACAAGAACGCAAAGCGTGAAACCTACCCACAATGATGAAACTCCGTGAACCTATGAAACTCTCTGAAAAGACAGTCAACCTTTTGAAGAATTT